CGTGCCATCTGGTGGCAAGTTTTGACGGCACAAGCACGTTTACCGGCGGAGCGGCTACGCCAACCATCACATCTGTCAAGGCAATCGCGACGGGGAAAGATGGCTTGAATGGGTGGGTTTTTATTGGTGGGTCCGGCGGGAATAAAGCAGAAGTCACCGATAATGCCGGGGCGTCATGGTCTGCGCTGTTGTCGCCGAATCCCACGGGGAACGTAACTGCGCTGCTACAAGGAACGGGCACGTATTCACTATACGTTGGCACCGACGCTGGGAAAGCGTACTATGGTTGGCCAACCGCTTCCACATTGGCGCCCACGGCCGGCGCGATCAACGCCTTTGCTCTTGATGCTCAGGGCGTTTTGTGGGTAGGCGGCAACTACACCTTGGCCGGCGTGACCACATATCTGGCGGGCTGGAACGGCGCCGCGTGGGTCAAGCCGACCGGGATCGCCGCCGAGGTCAAGGCGCTGAGCATCGCCCAGGACGGCACACTGCGGGCGGGCCTCGCGACTGCGCCGGGGGTCTGGCGCAAGATCGACGGCAACGTGATGATCGGTGACTACGGTTTCCGCGCCGCCGGGACCGTGACGGCGCTCGGCTCGGCCAGCGCCGCAGATGTGCAGGTGGTTGGGCAGGACACGGCCAGCGCATCCACTTGGTGGTGTGCCACCTCGCTCACCGACGCCAGCGCAATTAGCCAGGACTTCACCCTCACCCTGACGGTAGCCTCTGGCGCAACGGCCCCAATCCTGTACAGCGTCGCCAATCTTACAACTGGGCAGCATGTGCAGATGAATGCGACTCTGGTGGGCGCGGAGACCATCACGCTGAGCACGGCCGACGGCTCGATTGAGTCATCGACGCGCGGGTCAATCGCGTCTGACATTGTGAACGCCGTGTCGCCGACCGCGCTCCGCCTCCAGGCCGGGGCCAACAACATCGCCATCCTGGTCTACGATCCGTCCAGCAAGGTGACCGCGACCCGGACGCTGGCCAAACTCAATTACTTGTCCGCTGACGGCCTGTCATGAGCGACGTCACCTACGCCCTGAAACTCTACAGCAGCACCGGCACGCTGCTCGGGGCGTATTCGGACCTGTTCGAGCTGGGCGTGGCCAGGAGCGGCAACGAGCCGCCGGCGTTGTCGGTCCGCCTGCCCTCGGCGGCAATCGCGTTCTCCAGCCTTGTGCCGGACGCCCGGCTGGAGCTGGTCCGCACCGGCACGGACGGCTCTGCTCGGCGGGTGTTCGGGACGATGTTCCTGCTCTCCGGCTGGTCATCGGGCTACAGCGGCAACGAGGCCGATCTGACGCTCACCGCCCGGGGCGCGGCGAGCCTATTGGAGCGCCGCATCGTCAAATACGTGGCCGGCAGCGCCGAGGCGTCCAAGACCGACTACGCCGACGACATGATGCGCGATATCGTGCGCGAGAACTTCGGGAGCGGGGCCGGGGCGGGGCGCGATTGGTCAAGTTATCTCGCGGTCGAGGCCGACACCGCGCTCGCCCCGAGCGTCTCCAAATCGTTCGCCTGGCGCATCGTCCGCAACGTGCTGGACGATCTGTGCGAGGCGTCGGCCCAGAACGCCGCGCCCGTGCGCCTGTTCTACGACATTCCCTACGAGACCGGGACCGGCTTTGTTTTCCGGGTCTACACCGGCCAGCGCGGGACCGACCGGCGCACGCTGATGACGCTCGACTCTGCGGCCGGCGATGTGCAGGATGCCCGGATAACGCGCGACTACACGGGCGAGAAAACGTATGCCATCGTCGGCGGCCAGGGCGAGGGCGCCGGCCGGACGCTGGTATATGTCGAGGACACTGCCCGCTACGACGGCTCGCCGTTTGCCCGCAAAGAGATATTTGTCGATGCGCGCAATTACACCAGCTCAACGGGTATGTCTGACGAGGGCGCGGCCGCGCTGTACGACGCGCGCCGGTTGGTGACGTTTGCCGGCCGGATCAACACTGGGGCATACGAGTATAGCAAGGACTGGGAGTTCGGCGATCGGCTCTACGTCATGCACGAGGGCACCCGCGTCGACTGCATCATCCACTCGGTGACGATTCGACTGGCCAACGGCCGCGAGGACGTTGTGGCCGAGCTGAGGAGCCTGTAATGAGCGACATCAATACCGCTCTGCGCAGCATTCTGGACGAGACGACCGGGCAAGCCCGCGCAGCGGAACGCGCGGCGACACAAGAAAAGGGCAATGGCGCAGGAACTGGCACGGTAACCTCGGTGGCGCTCACGGTGCCCAGCATCCTCTCAGTGGCTGGGTCTCCGATTGTGGGCGCCGGCACACTAACCGTGACGCTGGCCACTCAGAGCGCCAACCAGCTCTGGGCTGGGCCAGCCTCGGGCGGGGCGGCGGCGCCGACG